AATGGAAATAGCTATAAACCTGCGGTCACGTATGGCTTCAAAACGCCGGCATAGTCCGGCCCAGGAGTTGCTGCCTCCTTCTCAGCACAGGTCAATCGGTCCTGCGATCCCGGTAAATAAAAGAGTTGCTGTCTCTAACTCAGCACAGGTCAATCGGTCCTGTGATCCCGGTAAAACAAATGGAAATGGCCACTCCTTTAAAGCCAAAAAGCCAGTGGAAGGCAAACCACATAACAAATCAGTCGATGTTGGCAACATCATATATAAGGGCACCATGGAATACAAGTATACTAAGATTTATAAAGATGCTTGTATGAAGACATTCAAGACCAAGGAAGCTCTGAAGAAATTTAACAGTTGGGCTGAGACTAACTCAGACCATATAGACCCCGCACATTATATCGTTTGTGGGGATTGTGGTCATTGTGATTTGCAATTGTGCGAATGCATGGTTACGAATGCACCAACAGCTGTTACTGTCTCAACAGACACCTTGTTTACCATACCAACTGGTAAGTTGAATGTCAAGTGGACGCACCAATGGGTCAATTCAGTAAGACGTATGTTTACTTGGCCCACTTATAATCCGGAATTGCCGATTAACCACAACATTGGTATTATTGACAATTCCCTTCTGCCAGAGAATGAAATGCTTATTCCTGATATGCTGGCATACATACGTTTGCACCAGAACACGTCGTATGTGTTGAACAACGTGTTTGATCGTGAAGCCAAGTTAGCACATTCGAAGAAGCTGGCTTTGCGATTTTTGGATGAGTGCAAAATGAAGCATTCCGATAGGAATGCAGCTGGTTTTGTTGCTCGGATGCATTTCACCGTGCAAAAAGCCACCGATTCCGGGGATGACAATTTCCTCTTTGCTAAATGTAATGAGGATCATAATATATTGTCTTTTCTTCCAGCCCCGGTCAAAGTAGTGCAGTGCATACGCACGCTAATAAAATGGCTGTGCATAGTGTCACTAATTTTAATTGGAGGGTTGCTTGTTGCGTCAATGATGCAAAGCAGGACAACCTTGAGTCCTTCGATTATCGTTCCCGCCCAGACCTTGGTATCTGGAAGCTTTTCTCATTCCGAGTCTCTTCACCTCACGGATTGGGATTCGCTTCTTGCGTTAAGCGACGCTATATCGAGTGGGACATGCCAGCACTACTTAACAGAAGCGGAACAACGGTCATGCAACATTGTCCGCACAATGTCAGAGACGGAGTTATTCGCCGATATTTCAAAGCAACACCCGAGCCTACGAAAGTCGACTCGTGTCTTGTCAGACGAATTGTAACTCGTTTAGCTGACAGGGTCATCGCAAACATCGCTCCGTTTGATGACTCCAATTTTCTTAAAAATAAGAAAGGATCTGCTAAAGGAAGATACATTAAAGCAATTAGACAGATCAACAAATACGGTTTTGATGTTAGTAAAGATAGCGACATCACCGCATTTGTTAAATTGGAGCGATATTATGATGAAACAAAAGCACCACGGATGATTATGGGACAAAATCCTAAATTTAATTTGGTGTTTTCTCAGGTCATTGAGCCTATTGAAAGAGCGTTTTACCAACTCGAAGAAGTTACTAATGGAAAAGATCATCATGGGGTGGGGCAAATATTTGCCAACATGGTGAGTAGATGTAGTCGTTTTATTGAAAATGACATGTCTAAGTATGAGTCTTCTCAGAGATGGTTTGTTCTTAAATGGGAGTACATGTTTTATCATAAAATTATAAAAGCAGTTAGTCCGGAATTGCTTTTTGTTTTGAGGTTATGTTATGCTGCCTGCTTGAGAAGTAGAGTTAAAACATCTTTAGGTGTTCTACTGCAGTTTGTGTTTTGCCGAATATCTGGCTCCATTACTACTGCTTTAGGTAATGGTTTTATTAACTTGATGACATCGCAATATAATCAAGTTATGAACACTTGCTGCCCTGCAACATGTGGACTGGATTTATGTGTTAATCCAGGTTGTAGGGTCAGAGACATAATGCTCAAAGGTGATGATTCAGTTTTGGGGGCAAATTCTGACACAACGTTTGTTGATTATTACAAATGTTTTGGATTGGATGCTAAGATCGTGGAGAGGTTTTTGCCTGAGGACGTTGAATTTTGCAGTGGAGGTTTCGTGGAATATGACACTGGTAAATATGTTTATGTGCAAAAATTGCAAAAACTTTTGGAGAGTTTAACAACTTGCATTAACCAGAACGCTTTGCGTGATGGTTGGGTAGCCCATTATTACAAAAGTTTAGGTTTGATGTACAAAATAGTTTACCGAGGTGTGCCAGTTTA